TTATAGAACATTCACGTAAGATTGAAGAAGGTGAACAACGTTATCGCAACATCAATCGTATTTTCGTAGAGAATGCAAATGGTGAGCGTTTCTTATTGAATACTACAAAGCCTGGCATTGCACGTGTATATGCTCGTCACATTGCTGAAGGTGGTACACCTTATGATGACCGTGGTCAACACATTAAAGGTATAGTTGAAGAATATTCAAAGATGGCAGGGTTTGTTCGTGCTACTCGTAATGGCCAATTTAATGAATCTAGTCAAAGATTAATTACTGAAGGTGTAAACCATTACAATTCATTGCGTGAAACATTATCACGTATGTCTGGTAAGCGTGGATACGAAGCATACTTTGAATCATGGACTCCATCATTGATGGAAGATGAAAGTGATATGACTGCGGTTAATGAATTGTTTGTACAAGAGACCGTTGATCCTCGTATTGAGTCTGCAATGCCAATCTTAGCAAAACTTTCTAAGAACATTAGCGAAATGACTGAAGTTACAGAACTAGCTGAGTGGGCTGATAGCTTGTTAGAAGGCGGAGACGGCGGCGAAGCCAGTGAAGAAACAGACGGCGACACTGACGGTGATGCAGGTGAAGGTGGTGCAGAAGATGTTGATGACGACATTACTGAATCTACTGGTGATGAAACACTGGCTCACAATGAACGTACTGTTAAAGGTAACTTGAGCGCATTTGACTTAGAAGAAGGTGATGGCGGACAAGAAGCATTAAACCCACAAGGTATTCCTGAAGGAATGCTAGATGGTTCTGATGATGTTGATAGTCCTGTTGCTAGTGCTATTCTACGTAGAATTTTAATGCAACGTTTAGATTTGTTATCTAAGTATGGTCCAGAGAAAGTCTCTAACGCAATCGGTGATGTTGCTGATTTTGTAGGTGACGTTGACGAAATTGGTTCAAGCGATGTAAGTGGTTGGATCAAACAAGTTGAAATGGGTCTAGGTGGTATTGATGAAGGTATCATAGACAAGATTAAAGACGTTGGTCAAAAAGCATTAGACACATTAGGTCACGGCAGTGACGAAGACTTGTTAAGAGACTTGAAGAAACGTGCTGGTGTTCGTAACCCAGAAAACGGTAAACCAAGCATGGCTCACAGTGACGTTGAGAAGGTTGACGAGGAATTAGATGCTGACCAGAAACGTGCAGGTCAATGGGGTCCAACTGGTGGTCCTGCAAAGATCGGTAATCTAGTTGGTGAAAACTTTATCAACACTGATGACCAAGCTGTTGTTACTGAAGTAGATACCGGTGAATACGATGCTCGTAAATCAAGTTCCAAAGGAGAAACTACTCCTGAACAGGAAAAGGATTTCCGTAAGAAAGTACAAGCATACGGTAAAGAACTAGACCAAAGACAAAAAGAAAAAGAAAAAGTCAAAGAAGGTCATGATGACTTGGCTGCTATGCTAAGAATCATTAACAGATAAAGGGTAAATAAACCTCACTTAAAAGGTGAGGTTTACCACATCTGGCATAAATACTATTGACATGAGTGAAAGCATTTGCTATACTTACACTTGTGTTAGTCACTAATAGGTAGTGACGAATATTAAACGAGACCATCTCAATTTTATAAGGAAAAATATCATGGCATCATTAGCAGAAATTCGTGCTCGTATCGCGGCACAGGAAAACAAGTCAACCGGTAATACACCGAAACAATCAGACAATTCAATCTACCCTCACTGGAACATGGACGAAGGCACTACAGCCTCACTACGTCTATTGCCAGACGCAGATAGTAAGAACCCTTACTTCTGGGTTGAACGTCAAATCATCAAGCTTCCATTCAATGGTATCAAAGGTGACCCTAACGCAAAGCGTGTTGAGGTTCAAGTACCTTGTGTAGAAATGTATGATCCAAAAGCACAGTGCCCAATCTTGACTGAGGTTCGTCCTTGGTACAAAGATGAAACACTGAAAGAACTAGCAAACAAATACTGGAAGAAGCGTAGTTACTTGTTCCAAGGTTTTGTTCGTCAAAACCCCATCGGTGACGATGGTACACCTGCGAATCCTATTCGCAGATTCATTATCAGTCCGCAAATTTTCACAATCATCAAAGCAAGTTTGATGGATCCTGAAATGGAAGAATTGCCAACTGACTATCAACGTGGTCTTGATTTGAATATCAAGAAAACAAGTAAAGGTGGTTACGCAGATTACTCAACTAGTAACTGGGCACGTAAAGAGTCTCCGTTGACAGAAGCAGAGCAAACAGCAATTGAATCACATGGTTTGTATAACCTTGCTGACTTCTTACCAAAGCGTCCCGGCGAAGCAGAATTGCGTATCATCAAAGAAATGTTTGACGCATCAGTTGATGGTCAACCCTACGACACTGAGCGTTGGGGCGCATACTACAGACCATGGGGTGTTGATGCACCTGCAGGCGCAACAGCGGCTAAACCTACTGCTACTACTGAAACTAGAGCACCCGCGACAGCACCCGTAGCAGAAGCTTCTACTGCACCTTGGGAAGATGAACCTGCACAAGCTACTCAACCAGTTACGCTACCTACATCAACTCCATCAAGCGACAAAGCACAAGACATCCTAGCGATGATTCGTGCTAGACAAGCGAAGTAATTAAAGGGGCTTCGGCCCCTTTAATAATAAGGAGAATAATATGACACTACCAGACGAACGTTACCGTGCCCTGAAGCAAGGTAAAAAACTGTTGGAAGAATTATGCGACCCGGGTAAAACTCCCAGGGTACCTGCATTGGTCAGAGACAGAGCAAGAGGTGTATTGAGACATTATCCTAGCGAATACGAATTAGAACGTATTGCCGATAACTCTCCAGAATACCTTGACAAAGTATCGTTCTCTGATAGAATGTACACAAATGCTATACAAAAATAATAGGAGAATAAATTGGCTAAACCATTTGACGTAAGTAAATTTAGAAAGTCTATCACTAAGTCTATTGAAGGATTGAGTATCGGCTTTAACGATCCTACTGATTGGATCTCAACCGGCAACTATGCACTAAACTATCTTATCAGCGGAGACTTTAACAAAGGCGTACCACTAGGTAAGGTTACTGTATTTGCAGGTGAATCAGGCTCGGGTAAGAGTTTCATCTGTTCAGGTAACTTAGTGCGTCATGCACAAGAGCAAGGCATTTACGTTGTCTTGATTGATAGTGAAAACGCATTAGATGAAGCATGGCTACATGCTTTAGGTGTTTCAACTGCTGATGACAAATTGCTGAAACTTAACATGGCAATGATTGATGACGTTGCTAAAACAATTAGTGAATTCGTAAAAGAATATAAAGCATTATCAGAAGAAGATCGTCCTAAGGTCTTGTTCGTTGTTGATAGTTTAGGTATGTTGCTAACACCAACAGACGTTAATCAGTTTGAAGCAGGTGACATGAAGGGTGACATGGGTCGTAAGCCTAAAGCACTTGCCGCACTTGTTCGTAACTGTGTTAACATGTTTGGTAACTTAGGCATCGGTATGGTTGCTACTAATCACACTTATGCTAGTCAAGACATGTTTGACCCTGATGATAAAATTTCAGGTGGTCAGGGTTTCGTTTACGCATCTAGTATTCTAGTTGCAATGAAGAAACTAAAACTCAAAGAAGACGAAGACGGTAACAAGATTAGTGATGTACGTGGTATTCGTGCGGCATGTAAAATCATGAAGACACGTTATGCTAAACCTTTTGAATCAGTGCAAGTTAAAATTCCTTATGAAACAGGCATGAGTCCATACTCAGGCATGTTAGACATGATTGAAAAACAAGAACTTGTTAAGAAAGAAGGCAACAGTTTAGTTTATACAACACTTGATGGTGAAATCATTAAGAAGTTTCGTAAAGGCTGGGAAGCAAACGTTGATGGTTGTCTTGACAAAGTTATGGCTGAATACGCCGAAAAATCTAAACCTATGCTAAGTACTGTATCTAACACTGAGGAGGAGGATACAGTATGAGTTTAGATTTTGTGGCTGAAGTATGGGAAGCATTAAGTTCCCATATTGATTTGAATGATAGGAGTGATGCGGCAGATTCACTAGTTAATTTATTGATTGACAATGATTATGAAGCTACTGACATTAAAGAAGCATTCAGAGGATACAAAGAAGTAACTATTGCTTTAAAAGAGTACACAGACCAAGTTGAAGAAGAATATGAAGAATATGAAGATGATACAGAGTCTGATGAAGACGAATGGTGATAAATGAATTGGTATACACGAATCACGGTAGATTTAGCTGTAATACCCGATTTTATTACACACTATGAAGCTGAACTTGTTGACGCAAAAAAAGATGTAAAGGTATACGGTAATGTTGAAAAGAACATTGCCGCTATACCGGGCATCACTGAGCATCGTTTTAATCAACTACAAGAGATTGAAGCGGTGCTCAACTATCTTAATATTCAATTAAGGAAAATTCGCCGAAAGTATTTTCAAAAATACCTAGAGGCGTATAATAGAGCACTAACTAGCCGTGATGCTGAAAAGTATGTTGATGGTGAAGATGAAGTTATTGACTTTGAAGTTTTGGTCAACGAAGTCGCATTACTTAGAAACAAATGGTTAGGTATAATGAAGGGTCTTGAAGCCAAACAATGGCAGATGGGACATATCGTGCGTTTACGCACTGCAGGAATGGAGGACATTTCAATTGGCTAATCTTAATTTACAAAACTTACAAAACATTTCACTTTCTCATAATAATCCTTTTAATATTTCAGGGCAGGTTAAGTCTCAGGGAAATGTGGCACCGTGGAATACTTCCTTAGGAAATCTTACTGGAAATCTTACTCTGCACGGTTTATTGGGTGTCACTCACGGTGAACATGTTAAAAAGTATGAGATTCTTGAAATTGACGAAGATTTGTTGGCACTAAGCGCCGCTTGGAAACGATTACGTGATACACATAATAGTGGCGGCACATATACACCTATTTCTACATTATTAGATAAAGAGTTATTCAATCACGTAACTACAGATGACCGGCAAAAGGCAAATGAGATTCGTGATTATTATAGTAAAAAAATAATGATGTGGAAATTGAAAGATGTAAGACTTTCGCAATTCCGAGAAGATATGAATTCGTTTATTCATACTAATGGTAAAATGTTTAAAGACAATATGGTACCGTTAGCATATCGTTTACCTGAATTTTATAACTATGACGTAGATTTTGATGATTTAGTTTCTGAGCATAATAAGATTATCACAGATAAATCATATAAACAAACAAAAAATCTCTCACTTAAAAAGACATTTAGTGTTGGTAAAAAATATTCAAAAAGAAAAGAATATTGGTTTAGTGATGAAACTAATAACTTGGTTACTTTCTCATTAACACATGATAATCCTTTAATTTCATTATTGGATAATCAATGCAAAAATCCAATAACATTATCTGGTAATTATAAAATGAAATACCGTGATAACAATCAATACTTTGTAGTAGAAAAGTATTCATTTTCATAACTTGACAATAAATCAGTTTGGGCGTACAATAGACTCTTATTCAGTTGAAAGGGGTCTTTATGTCTTACATCGTTTTCAAGCACAACAAAGAGTTCGGTCCTCGCAAGGGTCTTGAGGGTCCGTTTCACTACCCCAATGGTCAGGTTCTGTATTATGATCCAAAAGAGGGTGAGTACTACGACCCACTGACCGACTTCTACGTCCCTCGTGACGAGGTCGCAGAATTGCAAAACATGATTTTCAACATTTTGGTTAAGTAAAACCTAAGGACTGTTATGAAAAAAATTCTTTCAATTTTGTTGATTACTATTCCGACATTGTGTTATTCAAATTATTTCACACAAGGAAAAGAAACATACGACATGTCACCTGAGGTGATTGACACTGCCCCACTCAGGTCTACTTTTTATGTTTACGGTAGATTTTTTCTATCCTTACCCTCTGGCCCCGAATCATTTGCAGAGAAGGCTGACAAATCTCTACCTGTTGTAATTCACTTACATGGGTGCGGTGGGGTCTACAGTGCAGACCATGTTGTTAGGCAATTCTATTCTAGTCTCGGTATGCACTTTATCATGACCGATTTTCACAGGAGAAAAGATGCATCTCCTGGTTGCATACTCACCAGTGATAATAAGGTATTATTTAACGCTAATCCTGAAACACGCTGGCCAGCACGAATAAAAGAACTTGAGAGACATATTAAATGGTTACGATTAAACGGCTTCAATAAAATTGTTGTCACCGGTCATAGTGAGGGTGGGATCATAGCTCAATACCTAAATATGAAAGTAGATGCAGTTATCAGCCACAGCGTACATTGTGTTTATCCAAATCGGGTATATAAAGATGCTAACCCAGAGAACAGAAACAAAATTCTGCAATTGACTTCAAAAAACGACCCGTATGGTCGCAGATTTGCTTTGTGCGCTGATGACCCAGACCACAGTAATTATACTTCTATAACATCCGAGGTCCCATCACATGAACCGTTCGCAGACCCTGCTTGGAAGGATGGAATTAAGAAATTCCTAGGCAAATAAAGGTTGACAATAAATGGGTTTGGGTCTATAATACATGTATAGATTGATTAAAGGAGCACGAAATGACTGAATTTGAAACTAAATGTTACGGTATGTCTGAACAAGAAATCCGCGAACAGTACATGGAAAGTATTACCGCTAAGTGTTCTGGTCTGGAAATGGTCGTGATGGGTATCATGAGTGACTGTCAAGAAATGATGGCAATGGGCACTGGTCCTCGTTCAATTGAATACGTTCGTAAACAAATGAACGTAGCCAAGTTTATTCTGTCTGAAATGATGGATTCAAAGGTATCTTAAATTTGACAATAAATGGGTATTGTGCTACAATACTTGTATTGACACTGAAATAAAGGAAACAAATGTCTAGCATCGTTCGCATCACTTCTGGTTCTTATCGTAACTCACCTGTGAAAGGTGAAGTCTTTCAACTGGTTAAAGGTTATCAGTTAGGCTCTAAAGGTGGTTTCGTTACAGTAAAAAATGAAGGTCAATTCCCGGGTCGCCCTGACGAGGTCCGTGTTCAAATTGACAACAAAGAATGTATTGAATTCTTGTCAGGCATGCCTACAGTTGAAGCAAAGCATGTGACTGAGGAATCTGAAACAGAAGCAATGGACCGTATTGCTACTCGTTTCGGTGTACTTGATGAAATGTCTAAGGCATGTATTGCAGGTGACATTCGTGCTATGATTGTTACAGGTCCTGCAGGTATCGGTAAGTCACACGGTGTGTCATTGCAAATGGAAAAAGCAAGCTTGTTCGATCAAGTTGCAGGTAAGAAAGCACGTTTTGAGATTGTCAAAGGTGCTATGTCAGGTATCGGCTTGTTCGCTAAGTTGTACAAATTTAGTGATGCTAAAAACGTTCTCGTTTTTGATGACTGTGATATCTGGGAAGATCAAGACGCTATCAACGTACTGAAAGGTGCGTTGGATTCAGGTAAGACTCGCCGTATCTCTTGGAACAAAGATTCACGTATCTTGCGTGAAGAAGGTATCCCTAACTCGTTTAACTTTAACGGTTCTATCATTTTCATTACTAACAAGACTTTCGATAACAAAAAGGCTTCTAAGATGCAACCTCACTTGGATGCTTTGCAGTCTCGTTGTCACTTTTTGGACCTGACAGTTGATACTGAGCGTGACAAAATGTTGCGTATCAAGCAAGTTCACCGCGATGCTGATGGTGGTCTGTTCAAAGATTATGATTTTACACAAGAACAGACAGACGAAATTATGTCGTTCATCTGGGACAATCATAACAAATTGCGTGAAGTGTCCTTGCGTATGTGTTTGAAAGTTGCAGACTTGGTTAAGATTTCTGGCAACTGGCGCGAACTTGCTAAAGCAACTTGCATGAAAGGTGCTTGATATGCAAAAGGGTTTTACTCTCATTGAAA